GTGATACGGCGGTACTCATGACCCTCACTGACCAGCTCGGTCAGAGCGGTGAATCGGTGGTGACCATCAATTACCTTGAATCTGGTTCCGTCTGACTGAGGCTCAACCACCATTTTCGGTACGTATTCACCGGATGAGTAGGCTTTCTTCAGACCGTCAACGACTTCCCGGTAAATCCCGTTTTTGACGTTGAGACCATCCTCGATATAGATGTCACTCAGTAGAACTGCGAACTCTTTTTTCGTGGTGATACTGTCGTCACCCTTGTCCAGTTTCTTATAGAGCTGGCCGAGTGTGGGTGCGTTGCTCATTTTCCGGTACTCCCGAATCCACCAGCACCACGGGTGGTGTCATCGAGATTCTCTACCAGCACCACGGGTGGTGTGGCAATGGGTTTAACCAGTAGCTGTGCGATACGGTCACCCGCTTTAATCGAATAGACCCCATTCAGGGTAGCCAGTGCCACCAGGATTTCACCACGGTAGTCACTGTCGATAACACCGGCACCGACGATGACACCATTCTTTATCGCAAGGCCGGAGCGTGGGGCAATCTGACCATAGTGGTGTGGTGGAATAGCCGCGGCTATTCCCGTTCTGACAGCGGTGAATGCGCCGTAACGGATGTCAGTATCCTCCAGTGCGTAGAGGTCGTATCCAGCGGAACCAGGGGTAGCGCGTGTGGGTGCAATAGCGAGCGGTGTTATCAGTGATACGGGTAGTGTTGCTCCCCGTGGTTCGTTTACAGGGACAGGAGCGGGTCGCCAGTGGGTGATATTTCCGCCAGAACCCCACACGCGCCAGATCAGGTCATCAACAGAACTCACATAACCACAGTCAACTTCATCTTCATTATCGAATCTGATTTCAATCGGACCAATGTAGTCAGGTTTCACACCAGTGTTTTCAATCCATTCGTTCATTTTCTCAGTTTCTCCCAGTCTAGGTCTTCAATCTTAGCAACGAACTCAGCCACTTCATTTATACGAGCGAGGTCACGCTCGAAATTGCTACGGTTAGCCACTTCATTCAGGGCACAGGCACTGGCCTGGTCGATACCGTGAACCAGGTAGTCACGCAGTGCAGCTATCGAGTTAGCTGACCTGAGCCCGGTCTGTGACAGCAGTAACTCGAACCGGGCGTAAGTCTCTCCGCCACGGTGGACGTACCAGATTTTACGAGGTGCCATGGTGTGGTCTCCAGCGTTTGATATCACTGTCGCTACGGGTTAGTGACCAGCGATAATGTCGAATGTGACCTATTCTGGTTTCTCCGTCGATAAACTCTATCTCAACCAGCCCACGGCGTACTGGAGCCCTCCCATTATTCTCACGCCACCGGTCGGGGTCGTCTGGCCGTACAGCGCCGGGTCGCGGGGTGTTACTACCTGTCAGGTATTTTCTCATGGTCGCCCGGTTACACCCGAGCATCCGTGCTGCTGCTGTCTGGTTCCCATAACACAGAATGACAGCCTCGTCGGTGGCTGTGGCGTACACGAGGTCGATAAGCTCACGGAGTGGGGTACCCTCTCTGACGGCTTTACGGATATCTGCTTTCATTTACCACCCCGGTCACGAGCTGCACACTCACCACGCAGAGCGGCGTAAGCGGCGAGGTCCTGGTATGAGTCAGCCGAGTAAGCTCCCTGCTGGCTTCGTACCTGCTTTAGTACTTCCATCAGGAGCCAGCCCTGTTCCTCAGTGAGGGTGTGGCCGGTGATGGCATTAAATGCGGTTACCGTGGCACCCATACTGCGTTCACCGGCTGGTTTATCATAAGTGGCTGCCCGGTCTTTCATATGCCCCGCAGCGGCGTCAAGGATGCTGGTGGCGGTGACGACCTGTGACGACCTGGGCGGGTATGGACGACGGTCGAGTATTTTACATTTATTAATTCTTGTCCTACATCTATCGTCGTCCCACACATAGCCGTTGTTGTCTTCAAACGCCATAGTCTCAAACGTCGTAGCGTCAATACCAACTAACTCAATACGTACGTTGTATTGCTTAACGACTAATTTCCAATCGACTTTACTCATTATTTATCTCCTCTGTTAACTGGTCACAACTATAGCACTCAGTTTTCTGAGTGTAAACCGAATACCTCAGCTCTATCAAACCACAGGTAACCCTGGGATAACCGGGGTGTGGGTTTCTCGCCATTCAATGCCCGCTTTATGTCACACATATCAAATCCTCCGATTGTGTCAGCCTGACGGACACTGTCAAATTCAGTGACAATACCCGAGTGGCAGCAGATACCCACGACCGGGCGTGACCGGGGTGCTGGTGCAATACCTGTGACTCTGACGGCCCACACGGTGCGGGTATCACGGGAGAGGCGGACAGTGACCTGGTGGGCCTCCTGGGTGATACGCTTACACCGCCGGAGCCACACGAATGTGGATGACGACCCTATCTCGGGTGGTATCTCGTGGGCGCAGATAAACCGGTTCTGCTCCAGCATCCAGCGGGCGAGGCGTTCAGTTCCGGACATCGTGCCAGCTCATCCCATACGGCCTGAGTAACTGACTCACCTGGTCACGCTGGTCGCTGTTAAACCAGCACACACGGCGCGTGTGGAACACCCACAGCATCTTACCCTCTGCCCATAACTGGATGGTTCCGGCTGAGCGTCTGAGAGCAGCACGGCGTTTAGTGACGTGACCATTGTGCAGGACTGCATCCATGGTCGATTTACTGATGACCGTGCGGATGTATGGGTCGGTCTTACCGTGGGATAACAGATACGCCGGTATCGCGGTCGGGGTGTCATAGGGAATGGCGGATAGCCAGTCACGGAACTCACTGGAATAGCTCATATTGTCCTTCTCCTAATAAGTCGTTACAAAATTTAATGTAGGGTTCTGGTTCACACACATCGTGGACACTGACCGGTTTACCGTCACGTAGATAGAACACCGGGATACCGAGCGTTTTAACCACGTCTCTCATACCTACGTATATGTAAACCACTGTGCGACCAAACCTGCGTTGTCGTTCACCCCACGTCAGGGCTCGTATCCCCGTCAGTGGAACCACCACAGGTCGCATCCATTCAGCCACCGTGGGAGGACTCACCTTCTCAATAGCAGCTCGTAGGATACCCACCCGATGAAGCTTATCGGTCACAGCCGGGAATTTGTATCGGGTCTTCGGTACGTTAATTGCCACGTTAGTGCTGTCGGCTGAATCGAATGGATACTGACTGAGTGCCCTGCCATCCAGCATCCTGAGCCCATGCAATTTAACGGGTATCTGGTGTTCGATATAGACCGCAGTGAAAGCCTCATCCATGCGTCGTTTCCAGGCCGCTGACCTTATCGAGCGGTGTGGTCCACAGCATCCTATTGCCACGCGGTCGAACTGGTTACAAAGCCGGATAAGCCTATCGATACTCTCGTCACTGTGCCACACAGGTACTGCTTTATCCCTGAGTACCAGAGGCACCCGGCTGACCAGTGTGTCATTCTCCTGCTCGGTGCCTTCGATGACGTCAGGGATGATGTACCATTCAATCCGGTGATACCACAATTGAACCCACTGATAATAACCAGTCCAGTCTGTGGTGGAACCAGCCGCCTTTTTCCAGAAACTGAAAGCCCCGTTATCGAGTACGAGACGACAATTCAACGTGGCTATCTTACGGATCTGCTCGGGCCTGGCGAATGACACCAGAGCACCACCATTTCCGTACAGGGCCTTCAGTAATTCATCCCCGCCCCACAGTGGTCCGCCGTGGTAATGTGTGGTCATCTGTAATTACGCAGCACGTAAGACCACACGGCTCCCCCGCAGACCTTTGCTAAGAATTGACCGATAACAATGTGTGGCATGAGCACACCGAAAGCGATGAGCGGAAATACCAGTGAATCGACCATGGATGCTGCGATGTTTGAACCATTGGATTTAACCGGCCAGGGTTTACGGATAAGTGCCTGGTACACAGCCGCGTCACAGACCGACGACAAGGCAAATGCCGCGACACTGGCTATGGCTATCATGCTGGTAGCTGGGTTCAGTGTGTAACTGATGAGGCCGGCTACGGCAATGAGGCCGAGCATCCGGACTATACCTACACTCTCGTGGAGCTTATCTCGGATGACAAAATCAAGACCAATAAACAGAAAAGCATTTACTGGGGTGACTGATGGCCCGAACAAATGAACGGAGTAGTTAGCAACGCAGACGGCTGCAATATAAACCAGAGATAAAATCATATAGCAACATCCTCATATGTCAGGCCATAGGGAACCAGCAGCAGGTTAATGACTGCTGGGTCGATGGTGGTCATTTTCTTCAGGCACTTACCCTTAACCATCAGGGAATACATGCCGTTGTATTTTTTAATTCGGGCGCTGTATTTAATAATGGTATTAGTTTTTTTAATTAATGAGATGTCGTGACTGCTTTTATGAATACACGTCATTATGGATTGACGACCCATGGCATCAGTGATGTCTTTCGGTATGTCCAAAGGTACATCGTAAGAAATGTAGTCAGCCCATCTGTCGAACATCTTCTGTTTACCCCAGACAGTGTTCGGGTTTTCGTAATCGCATTTAGTGTCGTCAAGTCGTATGTCAATCAGACCGTGGCGACAGTTCATCCTGACCTTCAATCCCTGTTTGATTGCTTCACGCCGGAGTGACTGGGTGAATGCCAACATTTTAATGTTTGGTGGTCGTGTGATGTTTTTAATTTCACCGTGGATAGACAGCTTGCTAATCAGTGACCTGACGTGCATCCCTTCACCAGTTACCTTACCCGGTTTGATTCTGGCTTTCAGGACACCCTGTGCAACTCTCAAGGTGTATGCCACGCAATACTCTCTCATCAGGACATACATGACTTGTCTTAGCGAGTCTGGATTAATGTTACTCGGGATAGCCACATTCAATTTGTCCTCTCCAGCAAATCGGCTGACGACTAACATACGTGCGAACTGAGATGTGGTTATCTGAGGAAGTACCTTGACCACAAACACTGGGTCATCAGTAAGCCCAATGATAGCCCCCACCTCTTCAACAGTACCAAGGAGGTTGTTGAGGAGGAGTTCACCGAGGATTTCCTCTTGGGTGGCCGTATGGCAAGGGATGTGCAAGATGTCCCCTGGTTTGGAATCGTAGATGTCGATCATCTCTTTCATAATTTGGTCACCAGGTTGCCTTTCATCATTGTCTTGATACCCATCTTATACAGCTTGTCCTGAAGGCGAGCCTTGAATGTAGGTGTGGCTACGCCGGGTATGACGTATTGACCTGTCTCCATCAGGCTTTTCACGATCGGGTCTCTAATGGGGTTGGCGTACTTTGGGTTGTAAACCTTGATCATGCCACCTACAAGCTCACATTCGTATCTGTGGCTGAACCCTCTGGTGAAACCAAGTAAGCCCGGATAATCAGGAATCATGACGTACTCGTCAGTCTTCTTGAATTTGATTTTCTTCCACTTTTTATACAGTTCTGCACTCATATGAACCTCTCTATTGAGTTTTTGACGTGTACTCAGCGAGCAATTTGGTGGAGCTTACCCGATTTACATTACAATAGACCGGCAGGTACTCGTTGTAAAGTTTTTTTTGAATGGTCAATAAAATCGCTCCCTGAGTACACGTCAAAACGTAGATAAACCGGGGTTGGTCATGCTGGAACCAGCGTCATCTCTGGGACTTGTACTAAAATTACTATCTAACTACCCTATACCCCCTATGAAAAAAAAAAGATAATAATAGAGAGAAAGAAAATAAGAGGGTCATAAACACCTTTAAGAAAGTTATGGGGGAGGCATATAGCAAGACAGTACCTACTAGCAAGTAAGAGGTAGATTGACGATCCACCACAGGCTGGTTTAAGATTGCGCGTGACGTCAATCAACGGAGAATTTGTCATGGCAATTCCAGCAAAACCGGCTGTACCACGTAAGCCACCCGTACCCACACCCGAGGTGGTTCCCGACGAGCCAGCAATCGAGCAGGAGCAGAAATCCAATCCACGCACTGTCGAGGTCAAGCACAAAATCTCAGGTGTGAAATCAACCGTGAGCTGGCGCTACTACCAGCAGTACCAGTCGGTGCTGACTCGTGTCTAAGCTCTGTTCGTTTGGCGGCTGCAAGTCGGTCGCCTTACCTGGTTCATATCGCTGCGAGCAACACGGCCTCGTGAGCACTCCTAAGCGCCGCTATGAGCACCAGTTACACGATGGCAAGTACATCTATGGCACCACACGCTGGAGACGGCTCAGAGACGCATACATACGTCATAACCCACTGTGTGAGTTGTGCAGTAAGGTCGGGCTGGTCACACCGGGCGAGGTAGTCGACCACGTGATTGAGCTGAAGGATGGTGGTGCCCCGTGGGATGTGGGTAACCTCATGACGGTGTGTCGTGAATGTCACCAGAAGAAGACCGGCGAAGAGGTGAAGAAACGTAGACGGAGAAAGTCGAATAATGGATTTGGATCGCTGAGTGATTTTTAGTTCTGAAACTTGAACCGGGGTCTGTGATTTT